CCACAGATGAATGTCGGTTCAACCTTTGACGGGGCGCAAGCTGTGGAAAATACGGATGACCTGCCATTCTGATGAAATGAGAATAAACACAGACAAAGGGGAGCAATCCCCTTTCTGTTTTCCTTGCCTTTAAACAAGCCCAAAAATCACGTTAAAACATGAAAGCTGATAAAAGTATCGCAAAAACAAAGAAAAGCCGACAGACAGCGGCAAAACCGCCCCTGCGTGACGTTTTCACGGTTATTTGTAAGACCGATTTAAAAGTAGAGTGCGTAAAAGAGTTCAAATTTCACCCCGTCAGGAAGTGGCGGTTTGATTACGCCGTGCCTGAACACAAAATCGCCCTTGAAGTTGAGGGCGGTGTATGGACGGGCGGGCGGCACACTTCCCCAAAAGGTTTTCTTGGAGACATTGAGAAGTATAATACGGCTACACTTATGGGCTGGCGTGTGTTCAGAACAACGCCTGATGACTTGTACAAGAAAAAGACCCTTGATTTGATGAAATCAGCCATTTTGAATGATTTTGCCCCTTAAAAAGCCCCTTTTTTGCCTAAAAGTGATTACTTTATACTCACTTTTTCATATTTTTGTGCGTACAATATAATCACTAAGCAAAAAAGAGTATGAAAACAGAAACGATTCATCTTTCACAAATTCAGGTTAACGGGGCGAATCCCCGTACAATCAAGAATGACAAGTTTGAAAAGTTGATTAGGTCTATTCTAATTCTCCCGAAGATGCTTGAACTTCGCCCGATAGTCGTTGACAACACGTTCACGGTTCTTGGTGGGAATATGCGTCTTCGGGCTTTGTCTGCTATCGCTGAAATGTCTCCCGCTGAAATAAACACCCGGCTTGGGGAATGTTCAGGATACGCACAGAAGACAGAAGCAGAACGAGACCTTTTACGCAGTCATTGGGAAAAGTGGCTTGACAGACCAACAGCCCATGTTATCAAGGCTTCTGAACTGACAGACGCAGAACAGCGGGAGTTCATCATCAAAGACAACGTGGGTTATGGAGAGTGGGACATGGACGCTCTCGCCAATGAATGGGACACGGAAGAACTTGTTGATTGGGGCTTAGACCTGTGGGAAGACAAATCAGATAGCGAAAGCGGGAACAGTTCTTCTTCCCTGCCGAACAGCGCACCCGAATTATCATTGTTTGACCGCTTTGTCGTTCCCCCGTTCTCTATCCTTGACACCCGTAAAGGCTATTGGCAAGACCGCAAGAAGAAGTGGTACGACATCATCGGGGATATGGGAGAAAGCCGTAATGATACGCTTGTGACAAGCCTTGAAATCAAGTACAAAGACTTGTATCAAAGAACCCGTGAACACAGGAAAGAACTTGGCATTTCATTCAAAGAGTACATCGAAAAGTACGTTCCGAAAGAAGAGCTTGAACGGGAACAGTCGAAAATCGTTGCTCAAGGCGTTTCTATCCTTGACCCCGTTATGGCTGAAATCGTCTGCCGTTGGTTCGGGTTCAAGAACTGTCAGACGTTTGACTGTTTTGCGGGCGATAGCGTCTTCGGCTTTGTGTCAGCTTATCTTGGTAATGACTTCACGGGTATTGAACTCAGGGAACAGCAAGCGAGCTTGAACAACGAGCGTGTAGCTGATATGACAGCCCGCTATATTTGCGATGACGGTCAGAATGTGGCAAAGCACATCAACCCCGAGAGCCAAGACCTGCTGTTCAGTTGTCCCCCATATTTTGACCTTGAAAAGTATTCAGACCTCCCGAATGACGCAAGCAATCAGGACAGCTATGAAGACTTCATTCAGATATTGAAGAACGCTTTCACGGCGGCTGTCGGCTGTCTGAAAAATAATCGTTTCGCCGTTATCTGTGTGGGCGATGTCCGTGACCGGAAGACGGGCTTTTATTATGACTTCTGCGGCGACATCAAGCGGATATTCAAAGAAGCGGGCGTTCTTCTGTATAATGAAATCATCCTTGTTGAACAAATCGCTTCAACAGCCCTGAGAGCCGCCCGGTATATGGAGACAAGAAAGGTCGCAAAGACGCACCAGCACATTCTCGTGTTCTTCAAAGGCAACCCGAAAGACATAAAGAAAGAATACCCGAAAATTGAGTACACAGAAGAAGACATGGTTCAGTTTGAAGCCACTGAAACTTCTTCTGAGAGTGAAACAACTGAAAATGAATAAGACCATGCAAGCAAAAATCTGGAATCACGCCCAATGGGTCAAAGAGACCGACCCGAAAGCACTGCGGGGAATGTTTGACGAACTTCTCCGTAAAGCGGGTTTCAATGTTCTGAGTTGCACGGAACATCATTTCAGCCCACAAGGTTACACGGCTTTATGGCTGCTTTCCGAGAGCCACTTTGCCGTTCATACGTTTCCTGAGTTCGGGCGAACATACATCGAACTGTCAAGCTGCAACCTTGACTTTTATCTGAACTTTCTTTCAATGACAAAAGAACTATGAGCAAGGCACAGGAAAAGAAAAGAAACCAACTGAAACAAGCCCGTCTCGAAATCGTGGCGGGAATGTACAAGCGGGGTTACAGCCTCAGAAAAATTCAATCAGAAGTCGTGAAGCGGCTTGAACTGTCTTCTTATTCCCTCGCCACGGTTCACAAAGACGTGCAGACGCTTCTTGACGAATGGCGGGAAAACAGAATTGAAGATATGGACGCTGCTCTGACGCTTGAACTTGAACGCATTGACGAAACCTGCCGGGAACTATGGGAACAGTGGGAAAAGTCAAAGACTGATTACAACAAGACACAACGCAAGCAGAAAGGCTCTCCCGCCCGTGACAACGAGACGGGGCAGACTTCAATCAGGACGTATCAGACAGAAAGGACGGAAACAGAGGTTATCATGCTCGGAGACCCGTCATATATCGCCGAAATCAGGAAACAACTTGAAGAACGGCGTAAGCTGCTTGGTCTTTACGCTCCCGAAAAGAAAGACATCAACGGAAATGTATCTTTCGCCTCTCTGCTGATTGAAAGCGGCTTGTTGGATGAACCCGAAACGCAGGACGAAGCAGAATAACACCGATTGCGCCCGAATGTGGCTCTGAAATCATTCACTCGTATAAAGTTACCATTTGAAAACGAAAGCCCGGCACAGGGCGAATCAGCAAAAAATAACTCAATGAAGAAACAGAATAAAGATATTCTCCGCAAGAAAGGTCTTGAACTGATGAACCTATGGCGGGCAGACTGGAACAGGTTTGTCCGTGAAGCCCTCGGAGTGACCCTTGACAAAGAACAGCAAGAAATACTGTCAAGCGTTCAATACAACAGGCGAACATCGGTAGCATCGGGAACAGCCCGTGGAAAAGACTTCGTGGCGGCTTGTGCCGCTATCTGTTTCTTGTATCTCACACCTCGTTGGAGAAAGAACAGTTTGGGAGAAATTGAACTTGTTGAAAACACCAAGGTCGCTTTGACTGCTCCAACAGACCGTCAAGTAAAAAACATTATGATGCCTGAGATAAGCCGCCTTTTCAACAGAGCCAAAGCCCGTGGCGTTGAACTTATCGGAAAACTGAACGCCTATGACATAAGAACAAACAACGATGAATGGTTTCTGACGGGCTTCAAGGCTGATGAACACAACCATGAAGCGTGGTCAGGCTTTCATGCGGTTCACACGATGTTTGTCGTAACCGAGGCAACAGGTATCGGGGATGACACGTTTGCCGCCATAGAGGGAAACCTGCAGGGCGACAGCCGTATTCTTCTTGTCTTCAACCCAAACAAGACGGTAGGTTATGCCGCCAAGTCTCAGAAAGGCGACCGTTGGCACAAATACCGTCTGAACAGCCTGACAGCCCCGAATATCGCGAGCAAGAAGATTATTATCCCCGGTCAGGTTGATTACGATTGGGTGTTGGATAAACTTGAAAATTGGTGTGAGAAAATATCCCCCGATGAAATCATATCAGAAATGGATGACTTTGAGTTCGAGGGACAATGGTATCGCCCGGAAGACCTGTTCAGAAAGAAAGTCCTCGGTCTGTTCCCGAAAGTCGATGAAGACACGCTTATCCCCCGTCAATGGCTTGAAGAAGCGCATGAACGTTGGAAACAAGCCAAAGGGCGTGAACCGCTTCGGGCTGACCTCAATATTCTCGGTGTTGACGTGGCGGGCATGGGGCGTGACGCAACGTGCTATGTTCTTCGCCGTGACAACTGGGTGGCTTCCTTTGACACACACAATTCAGGCGGTGTGGCAGACCACATGAAAGTGGCTGGTAAAATCATGGTTGCCCGCCGACAGAACATCGGTCTTTACGTCAGCATTGACACAATCGGAGAGGGTGCGGGCGTTTATAGCCGCTGCGTTGAACTTGAAGACGAGCCCCATTATATCCTGAGTTGCAAGTATTCAGAGAGCGCAAAGACCCCTAACGGGCGTGAACTGAGTGACATCACGGGGCAAAACAAGTTCTTCAATATGCGTGCTTATCTGTTTTGGGCTGTCCGTGATTGGCTGAACCCAAGAAACAACACGGGAGCCATGCTGCCGCCGGATGACAAGTTTGACGAAGAAGCCACGGAAATAAAGTTCTCGGTAAAGTCAAACGGCAAACTTTATATTGAGCCGAAAGAAGACATCAAAGAACGCCTCGGGCGAAGCCCTGATAAGTTTGACGCTTTGGCTAACACGTTCTATCCCGTTCGGTATGCGAAACCTATCAACGTGAACAGAATTGCGAAAATGATACGGAGATAACAAACAGAATGTTCAATTCAAAAAATATCAAACAATGACAATCGAAGAAATTTTAAATTCAGACATGACGGCAGAACAGAAGATTGCCGCCCTGAGTGAAAAGACCGTGAACGTCCCTGTTTGGGGCGGCAGAAAAGGGCTTGAAATGGAGTATAACCCGAAGTTTCATCCCGTCATGGATAGACAGAAATACCCCGACATCGTGAACGAAGACGGGATTCAGCCCGTGACCCGCATTGCGCTCGGCTTTCAGAAACTCGCATCAAAGAGAATGACAGAACTGGTTACGGCTATACCTGTCAAGCGTGTGTTCAAGCCTGAGAACGACAAACAGAAAGAAGTGGCGACATTCATCACAAGCGTCCTCGACAAGAACCGCATCGACAGCGTTGACATAGACCGTGTGAACAGGTTCTTTGCCGGCTGCGAGATTATGACGTTATGGTACGCCCTTGAACAGAACAACACGCTTTACGGAAGAAAAAGCCCCCTGAAAATCCGTTGTCGCACGTTCTCCCCCATGCTCGGCGATGACCTATACCCCCTTTTTGATGAATACGGCGACATGATAGCAATGTCAGTCGGCTATCAAAGGAAGAAAGGGAGAAAGACCGTGAAGTTCTTTGACGCATACACGGCAAACAAGCACATCAAATGGTCTTCTGAAAGCGGTTCATGGCAGGAGATTGAGAATGAAGATATAACGCTTTTGAAAATCCCCGCAATTTACGCCTGCCGTCCTTTCCCGATTTGGGAATTCACGTCAGATACCGTTTACGAAATTGAATGGTCTTTGAGCCGTAACGGTAATTACATCCGTGAGAACTCAAAGCCACTGTTCTGTGTCTTCGCTGATGAAGCGATAAGATACGGCGATGAAAAAAGCCCTGATAAGGAAGCCCGTGCCGTCATGCAATACCCGAAAGGCTCAACAGCGCAGTATGTCACTTGGCAACAAGCCGTTGAGAACCTGAAATTCCACGTCTCAGAGTTGAGAAACCTCTATTTCACAATGCTTCAACTCCCTGATTGGTCTTACGAGAAGATGTCGCAAGTCGCCTTGTCAGGAGAGAGCCGGAAACAACTGTTCATTGACGCACAACTGAAAGTCAACGATGAAAAAGGACCGCTGATTGAGTTCTTCGACCGTGAAATAAACGTTATCAAGGCTTACGCAAAGATTGTCTTCGGGGAAAGCTACGCCGCCGACATTGACGCTCTGAAAGCTGAAATCATCATTACCCCGTTCACAATATCGGATGAAAAGGATGACATCAACAACCTGATGACAGCCAACGGTGGCAAGCCTCTTATGTCTCAGCGTGAATCCATTGAGCGTTACGGGCAATCTGATGACGTTGACAAGACGCTGAAAGAAATCAAGGAAGAGGAAATGTACGATAACCTTGAAATGACTGAATAACAAGAAAGGGGGAGATTATGGCTATATCAAGAAGAAGACAACCGCCAAAGACCGAAGAACAACCGAAATTTCAATGCCGTGACTGCGGGCACAGCTATGATTGGCATGAGATAGGCGCAAACGGGAAACCGTTCATGTGCCGTTGCCCGTTCTACACGGGAGGCAAGTTCTGTCGCTTTCTTTCAGACCCTCAGTGCGAACACTTCATCAAACGGGAGGTAAACAATGGCAAGGTTGAATAAATGGGAACGTCAACACCTGAAAGACCTGTCAGCCCTTGACAAACGCATAGAACAGATTTACGAGGCTGCTGTCAAGGAAGCCGCACGTATCGGTGCGACCATAAGCGATTTTAACCCCGACAGGCTTTTTTCTTTCAGCGACTATCCAATTACACGCAAAAGAATAGAAAAGCTGTTGTCGGGGCTAAAAAGCGGGTTGTCGGCGGCGATAGTCAACGGAATAAACTCCGCTTGGACGCTATCAAACAACAAGAACAACGAACTCACCCGTCAGGTCTTCGGGGATAACGTGGGAAAACTCTCTCAGGCTCAATACCGCCGTTATTTCTCCACGAACGATGAAGCCCGTGAAGCGTTCATTCAGAGAAAGACAAACGGGCTGAACCTATCAGACCGCGTATGGAACTATACGAACCAGTTCAAGGAGGAAATAGAACTTGGGCTTGATGTCAGTTTGAGAAACGGCGTATCTGCCGAGGACATGACAAAAGAACTGCGTCAATACCTTAAATTCCCCGACAAACTGTTCAGACGTGTCAGGGATGAACACGGGGTTTTGCAGCTATCCAAGCGTGCGGCGGCTTTTCATCCCGGTCAGGGCGTTTACCGTTCTTCATTCAAGAACGCCCGCCGCCTCGCCGCCACA